CTTGTTTCTTCTGCGATATATTCTCCTAATCTATTAAGCGACTCTTCGTCATGGCCTGGCACATCTAAGAAACCCTTTGGTGGTCTTTCTAATCTATAGATTTTGTTTTGAAATGACTCTATGGCCAATGCTGTTTCGATTTTTTTAGAAAGACCTATAATCGGCGACTGCCCATATAGTCTAGCATTCGCACTGTATTTGTTAAAGTGAATCATCTCATCACGTGCAAAAGGTATCTTACCATCTTCATAATCGTAATAGTAAGCCATGTACTCCAACTCTACGCCAGTCTTTGGATTTACATCACCCTCCATAAACTCTCTAGTAACTGGGTCAAACTTTTCTTCTTTTACAAAACGACCATACTCATCAACATTAAATCGCATGTGCTTTGCATCTTCTACCCAAAGTTCTTTAACTATTTTGTTTGTAACTTTGCCTGAACCATCTGCAACTCTGTCATACACAATACTTACCCAGCAATCATCAAAGACTTCTAACTGTCTAATCATTGCCT